GCTTTATGCCCGCAATGACAAACGTTCTTGTCAAAGATGACGCCGCCGCTCCCAAAGAGTGGACTCTTTTACCGGTGTCGGACACCCCTGTTCCCAACTGGCGCGCCAACGATGCAGCTCTTCCCCTTGCGGGGCAGCCGCGTTATTGGCAGTCAGTCGAGCAGGTTAAGTCCGGCGACTGGAAGATTACGGCGAAGTTGGAAGTCCCCGTTATGGAGACTCTCGGTGCTTCTGGAGCCGCTACAGGGTATGTAGCTCCTCAGCAAGTCGCGTACGTGACTACGGCCATCTTTACGATGTTCGTCAGTCCACGAAGCACGATTGCTGATAGAGCCAACGCCCTGAAAATGGCGATTGGTTTGCTGCAGGGCGCAACGTCCACGACCGCTACTGGCACTCTTGCCAATACGGCCGCGGGTGACGCATGGAAGAATTCCGTTGCGTTTGGCCCTCAGCTGTTTACCAATCTCGTGGTGCCTAACTAGCACCCAATCCTACCAAGTTCGGGGAATCCTTCCCCCTACACAATGCCATAAGGAGGCAACATGTCTTGGACCCGCAGATTTAATCAGTGGGTGAGCACCCGGCCGATTGAGCAGCACGTGCTGTTCATGAAGCAAATGTCTCAGGCCGTTGCGGAACTCGGAGGTCCCCTGTGTCAGGAACTTAATTGCCTGATGCAGAAAGAAGACTTTCGAGGTATAGTCGAGTTTTCTATCGACTACAACAAGGGCTATGCCTACTCCGATTATTGTTATGCCCGGCAGATTTCTGCTCTTGTTGAAAAACAGGAGTTTTTGGAACTCGGGTTCGACAAGAAAGGGGCGGCTATCAAAGCCTTTATTGCCGCTGAGGAGAGATGTCGAGAGACTAACGATCGCTTTGAGCGACCGTGTCCCGAAAGGGACGTTAGCGTGGTATTGCACTACGCTCAGCGAAAAATCGCGGAAGTCTTGGGCGATTGCCCAGCTCTCGATGAATTGGATCTCTTCTTTGGGCCCGGAGCGACGACTAACGTCAAAGGTAGGCACGCTAACGCTCGTCGGAAGCTGTCGACCAGAATGGCGTGTAGCGAAGAGCTCTTACCGACTGTGGGAGAACTCTTAGCAGAGTTACCCCTTTGGACGAACCACGTAGGAAGACCTTCCCCAGATGGGGAGACGGTCACAGTTCCGGTGGACGTTTCTGTCGGCAAACTTCACTTCGTGCCAAAAAACTCGAAGACTTTTCGACCGATCTGTATAGAACCGGTCCTTAATAGCCTTTTACAAAAGGGCTACGGGACGGTTATTAAGAGGCGGTTGAGAAAGTTCGGGATTGATCTATTTGACCAGGCTCGGAACCAAGAGTTGGCTCGAGTTGGTAGTGAGCGAGGGAACCTCGCCACTATTGATTTAAAGTCAGCGTCCGATACCGTCAGCATTGGCCTTATACTTGACCTTTTACCCATTCCTTGGGTAACCGCTTTGGCGAACTGCCGAACGGGAGAGGTCGAGTGTGAGGGAGTCCTTCTCCAGCTGGAGAAGTTTTCCTCTATGGGTAACGGCTACACCTTTGAGCTAGAGAGCCTTGTGTTCTTTGGTTTGATGAGTGGAGTTATCTCCTATATGAAACAAATAGGCGAAATAGATCGAGGATCGAACCCCCTTCTAGGGGTTTATGGGGATGACCTAGTTATTCCCACTAACTGCTATGATATGGCAGTGAAAGTCCTGAACTATTGCGGGTTTGAAGTAAACCTGCAGAAGTCATTCTGTCACGGCCCCTTTCGGGAGTCGTGCGGAGCTGACTACTTCGTTGGTCATGACCTAAGACCGTTTTATCTCCGTAAGGAGTTAAGCGATCAGGTTCTCTATTCTTTTCACAACTGGGCCATACGTAGGGGAGAACGGCTTATTGCCGAGCTTTGCTTACGCTGGACCAGTCGCAAACTCCGTTTATGGGGGCCTAATGGATTCGGAGACGGCCACTTGGTCGGATCTTGGGTTCTGCAGGTACCTCGTAGATTTAGGAGATGTGGACTGGATTTGGGATACTTCCGCAC